CACCCCTTAGGGTAGGGGAGTATAGCAATTTTTGCAATGTATAAAGCAACATATACAATCTAGTATGTGGTATACTATATACAATCCATTAAGCAATTGAGATCAAAGAAAGGCTGGTTAACGAAAATGAAAAGCTTATTCAATTCTGTATTAGAAACTGCCTCTTTGTTTAAAAACTGTGATGGCTATTCGCAAAGTACAATATTAAAAGAGGAATGCGCAGAGCTCATTGTAGCTTTGTCGCATTTTGAAAGAAACCGAAAGGGGTCTTTTAATGAGATATTAGAGGAACTATCGCATGTTCTTATATCCTGTTTTGCATTTATAATTTGTGCAGATATTCCAGTGGAGGAGCTTATGGCTGAAGTAGATAAAAAATACAATAAGTATCATTTTTGAAAGCGAGGTGAAAAAAACCATGAAAAAAGAAGTCGTGATTAAAATTACTTTGACCGATGATAACATTACTCTTGATGGTCAGAACTTGCCAGAACTGACCGAGAACGACATTATTGATATTATCAAGGTAATTGTCACTCTTGCCAAGACTATGAATCTTATATGGGAAGGAGACTCAACAGATGAAGATGCGTAAATTTATCATTGAGATACACCCCGACGGTACACTGACGTGCTGCGAGTATGAGGACCCAAAGGACGCGGCCAAAGTCCAAAATAAACGTGCATGGCTGGAAGGTTATCAGCAAGCGCTTATTCATTGTGATGATGAACTAATTAACCTTAAAGCATTTATGGGCTCTTGTTTATCGACCGATCTTGAGTACCAGGGAGCCGTCAAAGTATGCTCTCACATGCGTACTTTCTATCAAAAGTTGTACAATAAGTACATGCAATAAGTCGAAACGGCCTCCGGGCCGTCTACCGGGACCGCCCGCCCGGTATTGATAAGACAGGGTGTCTACTGAAAGGAGTTTTGTATTATGTCCGAAGCAATGATGAAGTCCGAAAACAATGGTGCTATGATGGTGTCCGATGTAATGAACACCGGCGTTGGGTATACCGACATGAATCTTTCTGACCGCTCGGCTGCGGTTGCATTCTACAATGCGACGAGCAACCCCGCCAACAAGCTGAAGGAGCATGTCAACGAGGTTCTGTCGCTGGTGCATGTCTCTGTGGAGTGCGTTGAGGTCAGCAAGGACGATGTCCCCGAGGGCAAAACGATTGCCCCGCGGGTGGTCCTCATTACCGATGACGGGCAGTCGTATTCCTGCGTCTCCGTCGGCGTGTATCAGTCTCTGAAGCGTATGTTTACGCTGCTCGGAACCCCTGACACATGGACGGAGCCGGTGAAGATCAAGCCTGTTCTTATCAGCACCAAAAAAGGTCAGGTTTTGTCTTTGAATCTGGTTTAATCTAACCAATGGCCGCCGCACATGCGGCGGCCATATTTGTTATAGGAGGTCACCATGAAAAGTAAAGATAATAGAGTATCCTTGCTGAATTGCGACGACTCCCTGCTATATTTTGCCTCTGCCATTGTATACAGTGGAGTCGCAAATAAAGATGTTGAATTTTTCCGTTCCGAATGGGCGAAAATCATCTTTAATGGTCTTGGCATAGAAGCAGACCCCCTCGACTGGTATTATAAAATCATGGATAGAAAGGAGTGCCAGAAGCATGGCAGTAGGCGCAGCTAAAGCAAGTGCGACCTTTAAATACAGCTCGGAACTGTACACTCCGTATGCCTTGGAGACTTGGCCTGATAGTCAGATGCGCAAAGAATACACTCGTCTGCGTGACATTGCGCAGAAACGTATTAAACGACTATCAAAAGACCCCATTAGTGGAACAAGCGACGTTTACAAGGAATTCGCCGGAGGTTTCCCGAAAATCAAAGCAATGCAAGGAGACCGCAAAGCATTGGAGCAGGCTTTGGCAGATGTGGCGCGTTTTGTGCGTTCTAAAGGTTCCACCGTGGGCGGGGCGCGTGAGGAGTTCGAACAAAAAATGAAAGTGGGCGGCATTGACATTTCCGATGTTCCCCAGGATCAATACACGGTCCTGTCTGAATGGTGGGAGATCATAAAGGCATCGGGCGTGTACTATTATCCGTCCGATCAGCCGGTCATGTACTGGCGCGAGAAAGGCGGCTACAACGTCAGTATTGACGATTTTGTAAAGTGGCAGCAAGGCGAGGTCAATTATGGCAAAGAATGGGACTATAGCGAGGGGAGCAGCTCTGCCGACCTGCGCGGAGGTTTTGGTGGAGGCTTGTAATTATAACCCTGTCCCCTGGCTAATGGAGCATCTAAACCGCAAGCACACAAAAGGAAAAAAGCGCAAAACGAACAAGAAACGACTGTATGTGGATATGCCTTGCGCGTTTGATATTGAGACTTCCCGAGTATGTGTTGACGCAGACGACAACCCCCACACCATTATGTATATTTGGCAATGTCAACTGGGTCTGGATATTACCATTATCGGCAGGACGTGGGACGAATGGTTGAACTTTACGGGGGCAATCAGCGATTACTTGCAAGCCAACAGCGGCCCACAAGGTGACTGGTATCTGTGCATGTACGTCCATAATCTCGCTCATGAATTCCAATATTTGTCGGGTGTTCTGGATTTCGGCCCGGGCGATGTGTTCGCCAGCAAGCCCCGCAGGGTTTTAAAATGTGACAACCGAGCTATCGAGTACCGATGCAGTATGAGACACAGTAATTTGTCCCTTGATGCTTGGGGCAAGCAGCTGGGTGCCCCTCATGCCAAATTAACAGGCACTCTTGATTATTCAAAAGTGCGGTATCCATGGACTCCCCTGACATCTACAGAATTAGCGTATTGCATCAACGATGTTCGGTGCATTGTGGAGTGCCTGTTAATCGAGATGAAGCGAGACGGGGACGACCTGTATACATTACCATTGACGCGTACCGGCTATGTTAGACGGATGGCCCGTGAAGCTATGTACAAATGGGGTATTAAACGGGTCAAGTGCCTTTTGCCGTCGTGGGAATTGTATCAAATGCTGCGCGAGGCATTCCGAGGGGGCGACACTCACGCCAACCGCTATTATGTGGGGCTGCACTTAGAAAACGTCGGCTCCGTTGACATGTCCAGCGCCTACCCCGCCGTACAGTGTGAATGCTATTTCCCTATGACTCCATTTAGGCAGGAATCAGCCACCGTTGAGCGGCTAATGCAATGTATGAGACACGGCAAGGCGTGCTTGATGCGCTTGCAAGTAAAAGGCTTGCGCCAGCGCTTTAAGTGGTGGGGATTTCCCTATATCCCCCTTGCGAAGGTTCGGCACTGTGAAGGATACCTAAACGACAATGGCCGATTGCTGTCTGCCGATCATTTTGAAATCACCATTACAGATATAGATTTTAGAATCATTGCCCAAGAATATGATTGGGACGCCCTTAACGTTCTGGACCTTTACACTTCTGTTTATGGCAAATTGCCTAAACCGTTGATGGATTGTGTTAAAGAGAGTTACACCGGCAAGACATCCCTTAAAGGTGTAGCCGGTCAAGATTTGTATTATGTTAAGGCCAAGGGCGATCTTAACAGCTATTACGGTATGACCGCGCAGGATCCCTTGCAGCTGGACACACTTTTTGACGAGGACGACCCCGACGAACTGTGGAGCGAGTGCTCCGACGACCCAGAGGGCAGTTATAACGACCACCTCCCCCATCTGTTTTTGCCCTACCAATGGGGCGTATGGACTACTGCCCACACTCGCAAGCGCCTAAAAATAGCGCAGTGGGCCGCGGGCAAGAATGGCGTGTACTGCGACACTGACAGTGTCAAATATATGGGAAATATTGATTTGTCGGGCTTTAACAAAGCCGTAAAGCAGCTCGCAAAAGATAATGGCGCTTGCGCTACAGACCCAAAAGGCAACACTCATTACATGGGCGTGTACGAGCAGGAGCGCAGCTATGCAGAGTTTATGACATGGGGCGCTAAAAAATACGCTACTACCTATAAAAAAGGGGGGCCCATTACTACCACAATAGCGGGAGTAAGTAAACGCAAGGGTGGTATAGAGCTGTCATTATGGGGCGGCTTTGAGGTATTTAAGCCCGGTTTTACGTTCTGTCTTGCTGCTGGGAATCAGGTTATTTATAATGACCGGCCCAATGTGCCGGATTTTGTGGTTGACGGGCACACGGTGCACATAACAAGAAATCTGTGTATTTGTGATAATACCTATACGTTGGGTATTACTGACGAATACGCAAAGATACTAGGGTACAAGATTATGGAGGTTATCTGATGATTAAACTTTATACTGACGACGGATGGCCGAATTTCTCCGAAAAAGACGGCATTCTTTCCACCGGGGCCCCGATCATTTTTATATGGGGCGGGCGTGGTACTGGCAAGACCTATGGAGCGCTAAAGCATGTGCATCAGACCGGGGATGAATTTTTGTATTTGCGCCGCACGCCGCAGCAAGCGGAACTTATTTGCGCGTCACCCAGTATGTGGCCGTGGTCTCCGTTGAACGACGATTTACAAACGCATTACGCCCCGTTCAAATTGCCCAAGATAGCGGGACTATATGAAGTGGGCAACGCAGGAGCCTACACGGATACAGGAGCGCCCATTAAACCAGCCAAGATGTCGGGCGTAGTGGGTAGTGTGGTCACTCTTGCCCGCACCCGTGGTTTTTCAAGTCCTCATACTAATATAATTATTCTGGACGAATACCAGAAAGAAGAATCCGACTATTACCGACGCGGTGAGGGCGTGGGCCTTGCCAACATTTATGAAACAGTCAACCGTAACCGCGAACTACAAGGGCAAAAGCCCTTGACGCTGTTGTGCATGTCAAACGCTGTTGGCATGGCAAACCCCTATTATATGCAATGGGAGATCACCGACACAGTAGAAAAGATGATCGGCAAGAAAGAGCGCGTAAAGCTGCTTGCTGATAAAGGCATTCTTTTGATTGATCTTGTGGATAGCCCTATTGCAAAGGAAAAAGCAAATACGGCCCTCTATAGGTCCATGACCGGCACAGATTTTTACAGATCAGCTATCGAGAATCAGTACAGCGCCGAAGAAAAGAGTATGGTTGTGTCCCGGCCCCTCCGGGAATATTACCCGCTTGTACAAATTGGGAGGTGCTGCATCTACGAGCACAAGAGCAAGCCGCTATATTATGTATGCCGTCACAGGTCTGGCGAGATGCCCACATACGGAACCGGTGACTATGAACGGAAACGTTTTAGGGCCGCGTATGGGTATATTTGGCCCGCGTACTTGCAGCGGCAGCTTGAATTTGAGCGCTATTCGGATGAAATTTTCTTTCGTGAGTATTGCGGTACTTGACTTTTTTACACAGTTTATATATAATAAAGATAATCCCCGGTGCCCACAGGCAGCCCCCAGAAGGGGCGGGCAAGCGTCAGCCAGCGCAAGAACCGGGGATTTATTTGTATCTGTAAGGAGGTGTACAAAATGGATGCTAATACTGTGATTCAGGCTATTTCTAACGTGGGTTTTCCTATCGCTGCCTTTCTGCTGATGTGGTACCAGTGTAACACCGTTGTTAAGGAAAACACGGCAGCTATTACCGAGATGCGGCTTGCTCTGGACGACATCAAGAAGGAGAGTTAACCAATGGGTTGTTATATCATTTTCGCCCAATCTATCACAAACGCACGCGCGTTCCTGCTGGCTGATTTGTGCGCTCGTTTGGGCATTGCCTATTATAGCGACTGGGCCGACGCCGACCACACGCGGCAGTGCTGCGCAGTGGGCCCAGTCACCAAAGGAGACAAAGACCAAGTCATAAAATGCCTAGCGCGTGACACTTATGTTGTAATGGAGGCAACCAAAGTTGAAAATCAGTGAAAAAGCGGCCCTTGCTATGGCCGGATACACCAAAGCGGAGATTGAGGCTATGGAGAGGCCGCAGCCCGCGCCGCAGCCCGCACCGCAGCCCGCACCGCAGCCCGCGCCGCAGCCCGCGCCGCAGCCCGCCCCGCAGCCCGCACCGCAGCCCGTGCCGCAGCCTGTGCCGCAGCCCGCCCCGCAGCCTGTGCCGCAGCCCGCCCCGCAGCCCGCACCGCAGCCCGTGCCGCAGCCTGTGCCGCAGTACGATGGCCTTGAGACCCTGCTGCAGCAGCTTTTGCAGGGTCAGCAGACTACCGCACAGGCAATGCAGACTATGACGCAGACGCTACAGGCGAACGCGCTGGGCCTTGGCATCCAGCAGCAGCCGACGGCCAACGCCGACACGGTGACGGCCCGAATTATCGACCCGACTTATGGGAAGGAGGTAAAGTAACATGCCCCTTGGTATGGATTTTGCGGATATTGCCGCAATTTTGACCGAGATCAACAAAATGGCCACTGGTCAGGAACTGACGTCGCCCATCGTGGACACGTCCAGTTTCGTTTCTGTGGCGCAAGCCACACTGCTGACCGGCCCCGATAATTACACCAAAGCTATTAGTCAGGTGTTGGGACGTACCATTTTTGCCGTCCGCCCCTACGATGCACCTTTGAAGCGTTTGCAGGTAACGGGCGATGACTGGTCTAACCATGTGAGGAAGATCAATTTTTGCGACACTGACCCCGTCACCGACAAAGCGTGGGCACTGAAGGACGGCCAGAGCGTGGATATGTACGAAGTCCATAAGCCTAAAGTCCTTCAGACAAACTACTACGGCCAGACCAATTACAGCCGCGTGTATACGCAGGCCGATACCCAGATGGAGGCGGCATTCAAGGGACCCGAGGAACTGGCGCAGTTCTGGTCGTCCTTCGTGCTGCACCTGTCGAACCAGATTGAGGCGGACCGGCGCAACCTCGCTAACAACCTGATGGCAAACCATCTGACTGGCATGACTGTGACCAGCCCCCACAGCGTTATTTATCTGCTGGATGAGTACAACACCCAGCAGGGCACCGCTCTGACGGTGCAGGACGTGTACAAGGAGGCGAACTTCCCGGGGTTCGCTAAGTATGCCTATGGGCGCATCAACGACATTTCCCGCCTGATGAAGGAACGTTCTATCAACTGGCACCAGAATTGGACGATCGGCGGCACGACGTACAACATTATGCGCCACACTCCGTATGATCGCCAGCACCTCTATCTGTACAGCGGCACGCAAAGCCAGATCGACGCCCGAGTGATTCCCGAGGTGTTCCACGACAATATGCTGAAATACCGCGACGCCGAGCAGGTCACGTTCTGGCAAAACATCGACAAGCGCGAGACCATCTCCGCAACGCCTGTTGTGACCAGTGTCGCCGGTGTGGCAACCAAAAATGCCGCGGTTCAGCTGTCCAATGTGTTCGGATGCCTGCTGGACTGGGATGCCATCGGGTACACTCCGAAGCTGTCCCGCGTGGTTCCTACGCCTATGAACGCTCGTGGCCTGTACACGAACTTCTGGTATCACTACGGTTGGTCGTGGTACGATGACTTCACCGAGAACGCCGTTCTGTTCCTGATGACCTCCGGAGACGTCACCACGCCCAGCACAGGCAGAGCCTCCACTCTTAAAACCACCACGCACAAGGACGCAGACCCCTCTAAGTCCTGACCGGCACCGGCGGGCATCTGCCCGCCGGTTATTTTATAGGAGGTGCAAAATGCAAGCTACCTTTTATCAGTTTGCAAAGCGCACAAACAGCACAAAGCGGCCCAGCGGTGGGCAGGGGTTCGGAATCGACCTTAAAGCCCCTTGCAATATCATTGACCCAGAGATCAAAATTGCGACACAGAGTGACCCGACGGGGTACAATTATTGTTACCTTCCCACATTCGGCCGGTATTATTGGGTTAAAAACTGGACGTATGCTGACGGCCTCTGGATGGCCTCGCTGACTGTTGACACGCTGGCAAGCTATCGGGATCAGATCGGCAATTCCACTGAATATGTGGTTAGGTCGTCGGCAAAGTATGACCCTAAAATCGTAGATAATTTATATCCCACCAAAGCGACGATCACCACCCGAACCATCTATACAAATTCTACACCGTTTACGGATGACCCGGAAAATGGGAGCCGGGGGTTCTTCGTTGTGGCGGTCACTGCCCCAGGGTATGTTTCTTTTGGTGGTGCAATTTATCTTGCAATGAGCGGCACAACATTTCAAAAGCTCATGGCCGCCCTTTTGCAAAATACGAATTATCTGAATATTAGCGCAGATGAGATCAGCAGTAACTTAACTAAAGCGTTGTTCAATCCTATTCAGTACATTTCAAAAGCATTTTGGATACCCTGTGGCAACACCGCTATTGGCACCCCCATCCATGAAATCCCCGTGGGGTGGTGGAAAATGCAAAATATCGGAGACGCTTATGTAATAGCGAATAATAATGACAAGCAGGTTTTTTCGTTCAGCATTTCGACCCCCCATCATCCGCAGCACATTACAAGAGGCGTTTATACAGATGGGGCACCCTATTCCGAGTATACGTTGTATTGCCCGCCCTTTGGGGAAATCAAATTAAATGCCAACCTGTTTGTGTTGCAAAGCACGTTGTATTGTAGATTAACTGTCGATTACCGAACCGGCGATGCAATACTGGACTTGTCATTTAATAAAGATTTCAACACTATTTTCTTCTCTACGTCGGGCAACATTTCGGTGCCTGTGCAGCTGGCGCAGATCGCAACCAATGTAAATGAATTGGCAAGTATCGGCGGACTGGTTCAAACAGCCGTCGGTGCTATTGCCGGTGGTGTTGAGTCCTTTTTTGGCGGTGGTGATATTATAAACGGTATTACCTCTGGTGCCCAGCAAATGACCGTTTCGAGTCAATCAAGAGGAGGAGGGGCCAGCGTCGCCAAATATGGCATCACCCCATATTTGACAGGGGCTTTTTATGATTTGGTTGACGACAATAACGAGCACCACGGTAGGCCCCTGTGTCAGCGGGTACAGCTGTTCAGCATCCCGGGTTTCATTATGGTAGACGACCCCGACATTGCATTAACCGCGACTGCCGCCGAGATTGACAGTGTTAAAAGTTATATGAAAAATGGATTCTTTTTAGAATAGGAGGCGTAAACTATGGCAGTATACAAACAGTGTATCACTGACGTGTCACCGATCAGAGTGACCGCCGGTTATCCGGCGTACCCGGACGGCAGCCATCACCGGGGCATTGACACCGTCCACGGCAACCACAAAGCCTACGCGCCCGAGGCGGGCGTTGTGGTCGTGGCCCAGCACTGGAATGGCAGCACCTCGGGCGATCAGTCATGGGGCAATATGATTAAGGTACGGATGGCCGACGGCACGACATGGCGGGCCGCACACTTTGCCTCGCAAATTTGGAACGTGGGCGACACAATCTCCAAGGGGCAGTTCATCGGCACACAGGGACAAACCGGCTATGTCACGGGCATTCACACACATTGGGAGTATGCCGATGCAGCCGGGAACCTAATGGACCCGTCCAGCATTATCAGAATCCCCAATCAGGTCGGCACATGGGAAGTAGAATGGGACTCGGGTGGAGGCCCTGACCCTGGGCCGGGTCCCGGGCCGGGTCCCGGGCCGGGTCCCGGGCCGGGTCCCGGGCCGTGGCCTACTGGCAAATTGCCGGTATGGTTGCTGTTTAAAATGGCGAAAGGGGGCCGTCTGTTGTGAGTGCTCCCTATAGTTACGAACAAATCAACGCTCATGTGTCGCCGGTAACTCCCTCTGTGATGCACACCAAGGGCAACAGCTTGTCCTATTATTTCCGCAAATACCTGTTCCTTGAAGCGGTGTCTATGGTCCGGTGGACATTGCCCGAAACATGGCCCAGTAACCGCTTGCAGTATCTTGTTTTTGGTTCCGGCGGTGTAACGGTTTTTAACACTGACCGCTATGGCTTAGTCTATGACAGAATGGGACTAACCGGCATTAACATTTTCTACAATCCCACACACTCCATCATTGCAAACCCTTTTATTAAAGGGTCCCCATATTTGCAGATCGGGAAGCAATGCGAGATCATCAATTTGCAGCCCGATTACCGTGGGATGGTGGATATTGTGGCCTATTATGGGGACATGATGGCCCTTGCCGCCCAGACCATCCAGAGCAATTTAATCAATAGCCGACTTGCCTACGTGTTTGCGGCAGGCAACAAAGCGGGTGCAGAATCTTTCAAAAAGATGTTTGACGAAATTATGCAGGGCGACCCCGCTGTATTCGTTGATTCGTCTTTGCTCAAAGCACCCAAGAATGGGGCATCAGGGCAGGCCCCATGGATGTATTTTGCAACTGACCTTAAAGGGAACTTCATCACCAACGAACTGCTTACAGCCCTTAAAACCATTAAAGCACTGTTCGATACCGAGGTAGGCATCCCCAACACGAATACCAGCAAGAAAGAACGGATGCTAACTGATGAAGTCAATTCAAACAACGTCGAAACAGCTGCCAAAGCGTCGCTCTGGTTGGATAGCTTGCAGCGTGGTTGTGAGCGGGTACACAAACTGTTTGGAATTGACAAGTCTACTTTGTGGGTTGACTGGCGTTTTCCGCCCGATACTAATACGCAGGAGGTGAACAACGATGCTCGCGACCTTGAGCTTTAACGGCCTGTTGGCAGGATACCCAAAACTGTTCGACGACTTGAAGGTCCCCGACAGTGTATCGAAAGAAGCTGTCTGCAATCAGCTGCTTTTCGATACGCTGGAATTAGAAGTATTATACGCGGACGGCCCTACAATGCGCCGGGCGCTAAGCGTCTATTCTGAAACCATGCTTCCAAGCTGGACCCGGTACGCCGAGGCGCTGGGCCTTGAATACGACGCTTTGGCGTCGGATGCCCGAACCAGAACTACCGACCATGCAGGGACCAGCTCCGGCACGAATAACCGCACAAACGGCGTGAAGGGAACGACTACACGAGCGCCTAACCTGACCACCACCGGCCAGAATACGGGCAGTGACAGCACCACCCGGGACGTTACGGGGTTCGACAGTGGGACATTGCAAACCGCGGAAAGGAGCACAACGGCCCTAGGTACTGGGAACACCATTACCAGCAGCGGCACGGACACGACCACCACCGATCAGACAACCACAGATAACAACACCTCGGAGTTGCACGACGGCTATAACGACACCGTGACCGAGAAGGGTCGGGCAGGACGAGACCCGCAAGACCTCATTGCCAAAGAGTTGACCCTTGCAATGGAAAATGCAGTTCATAAAATCGTTACGGACATCCGGGCAAACTTTTGTTTGCTGGTATATTAAGGAGATGCAATTATGAGTATCAATCCCATTCACAAAGCACCCTACACCAATTTCCATGATCTCAATCTGGATTGGATTATCGAGGTGTTGAACGAATTTAACACCAAACTGACGAATTTCGTCAGTTTGGCCACGATCAAGTACGCAGACCCCATCCAATGGGACATCACGAACCAGTATGAGGCCAACACAGTGGTGGTGGACAGCAATGGCAACGCATATCTTTCCGTGAAGCCGGTGCCGTCTGGTGTATCTCTGGATCGTGTAGAGTTCTGGACAAAAATTGGCAATTTCGATGAGCTTTGGGCCGATGTAAAAAAGGCCATCACTCCCAACGATGAGGGACACAGCCTAACCGCGACAGCGGATAGAGCTGTAAACGATCTTGTATGGGTCAACGGGGCGCTGGTGCGTATCACAAAAGCAATGAACGCCGGTGACGCCTATGTGACGGGGTCAAACTGTGTAAGCAGCTCCACCAATGAAGTTTTGCACTACCTTATCACCGCGTTTAATGAGGGCTTGAGCGCGGAGCAGACGACCCGGGAGAATGCCGACACGCAGCTCAAGACGGCTATTGAAGCAGAGCAGACGGCCCGGGAGAACGCAGACACGCTGCTCAAGACGGCTATTGAAGCAGAGCAGACGACCCGGGAGAATGCCGACACGCAGCTCATGACGGCTATTGAAGCAGAGCAGACGATCAGAGAGAACGCAGACAACAACCTTCAGAACAGTATTGACCAGTTACAGCAGGATATTAAAAAAGTCCTTGACTATGCTAACGTAAAAAGCTACGGCGCAAAGGGTGACGGCGCTACCGATGACACTATTGCGTTCTCGACGGCCATTGCAACCGGCAAAGATTTGTTCATCCCTGACGGCGAGTACATTATCACCGGTGCAATTAACATCGGATCGCCGCTCATGACAAGTAAAGCTATCGTGGTAGCGTCGGGCGTGATGTTGACGATTGGTGAACCTGTGGCCCCCTGCACCCTGCACTTCAGACAGAAAAATGGCGGCAAGTTCTTAATTAGAGCCGGTGAAACTATTGCGGATTGGTACATTGATACCAGTATTGCGGATGTTTTCCGTGGGGGCTCGATTCAGACTTTTGCAGGTGTGATTAAATTTCCAACTTCGGGTAGCTGGCGCGTTGAAGCTGGAAAACCTGTGGCCAATACCATTTATAAAATTAATGCCCCTGTACGAGTTGATGAACATACATCCTATGACTTTTGCAATAATACTGTAGGATTTGGCCCTAATGGTGTCATCAATATAACGGGTGACAGCCCCACATCTCATGTGGAGAGACTGTCGGTGCGCAATGCTACTTTTGTAGCAACCGAAGAAAGCGTACAGGAATTTTTTGTCGTACAGTACGCAGAGCGCGTCACTATTGACAATATACATTGTATCGGTGGCCGGCGCGTGGCACGCTATATTAACACGATCAACGCCTATACAAAAAATGTTGTTCACGACACTTTTTATACATCGGCGAACCCCTATTCGTCGTTCCTTCTGGATGAATCCAGCGGCGGACCCTCGGGGATTAGCGGCAATGCGTCCATCAGATTCTATAACTGCATCAGTAGCTTTAACAATCTGACGGGCGATTGTCAGCAATTCAATCTGTACAACTCCAATGACATGCGAGATGTTTATATCGACAACTGCGAATGCTCGTATGCTCAAACGGGAATACAGATTTTTACAAACAGTGGAGGCAATCCCGTATGGAATATCTGGATCACTGGCTATATTGCCGATCAGTGCAACCGCGGGTTATATGTGAATAACGCCGGCGACAGTCAAATTACCGTTGAAGGTTGCTATTTCAACGCAAAAGACCGAATGGTAGAGTTCGCACACTCATCTGGCGTAATAAGCAACTGCCAATTTATCGGTACGCAATCTTGCGTGGGCGTGCAACTGACCGACGCGAGAGGGTGCATCGTTGATAATTGTCAGTTTAACAATGTGGATCAGTGCATTGTGGCGTCGCAGTCTGCAGCATGTCAGATTACAAAAAACGTAGTTCAGCGCCCTAAAAAATTCACAGAGGCAGCCGCGTTTTCTTTCATTAACGGCAGTGTCGATAACAGAATTTTTCTTAATTCTATTATCCCTTTGAATCCCGAACAATTCTATACGGCAGGTATGCGCTTTGATTCAACTGGACAACGAAACATCATAGGCGGTAACGTTGTAGCAGGGACCGAACTGTCTAACCAGGAAAGTGACTTGCAGAAAATGGCCACGACTAACGTATAATTGTATCTTGTGCCCACTCCCCTACCCTAAGGGGTGTGGGTACTATATTTTGTGTCTATTGACATTTTGCACAAAAATTTGTGCGTTGGGGAAGAAATTTTTGTGCAATCTGCTATTACGTGTC